GGAACGCTGGTGCTGACCTTAGTGCGGCGCTTTACAAGCTTGGGCATGTTGACACTGATGGCGACATTGTACTTGCCGGTGACGGTGAACCCGTTATTGGTGTCATCACTGAAGCGGCTGCGGAGAATTCTCCGGTCACTGTCCAATTTGGCGGGATTGCTAAATGTGAAGCCGGTACGGCTGTGACAGCTGGTCAGCTAGTCGCCTCAAATAATGCTGGCGAAACTGTTCCGGCTGCGGCTGATGACCATGCTTTCGGCATTGCACTAGAAAGCGCTGACGATGGCGATATTTTCCCGGTCGCGCTTAAAGGTGGTCTAGGCGTTTAATCTTAACACCTAGGTCGGTTTTTCACTTAAACTAGAAGTAATGAGGAATTAATTATGCCTGATGGTTCTCAGAATATCGAAGGTACATTGCATGTAGATCGGTACTTGACCGATTATTCAGTAATGTACGTTCAAGGTTCAAATGCGTTTGTTGCTCAGCGAGCGGCAAGCGTAATTCCTGTCCTTAAACAGACAGACAAATACGTCGTTTATGATCGGGGTTATTTTTGGCGTGATGAAGTAACGCCGCGTCCTCTTGGTGGTCGCCCTAATCAGGCTGGCTACAAGATTAGCGAGGGTACTTATAGCGCAGTAGAGTATGGCCTTGAGCATACCATTGATGACAGGCAACGCGCTAACGCGGATGATCCAATTCGTCTTGAAGAAAATGCAACCATTCTGCTTACTCAGAAAAATCTGATCAAGCAGGACCGAGTTTGGGCGAAGAACTTCTTTACGACAGGTAAGTGGACGACTGATGTAACAGGTGTTGCGTCATCGCCTAGTAGCTCGCAATTCTTGCAATTCGATGATGCTGCTTCTGACCCTATTGGTATCATTGACAAGTACAAGGATAAAATTACGGAGCTAACTGGATTCCGTCCAAATACGCTAACGCTTGGGTCAGACGTCAAGCGGGTGCTACGCTCACATCCTGACATTGCAGACCGCATTAAGTACACTCAAATGGGCGTTGCTGATGACGCATTGCTTGCTGAGTTGTTTGAGGTGGACAATGTTGTTACGGCTCGCTCTGTCTACAACGCAGCGGATGAAGGCGCTACAGATAACTTTAGCTTCATTGTCGATAAAAAAGCAATGTTGCTTACGTTTATTGAGCCTAACCCCGGTTTGGATTCGCCAACTGCGATTGCAAACTTTGCCTGGACAGGTCTTGTTCCGGGTGCAACGAATGCAATCGGTGGTGTGATTGAGTCCGGGCGTGATGACCGCGCGCATAGTGACTACTATCAAGGTCGCATGGCTTGGGACTTGGCCCAAGTCTCAGCTGACCTTGGCGTATTCTTTGATGCAGCCGTAGGTTAATAGTAAATTAAGGTCATAGAAGGAATAGCAAAAAATGACCAAATATACGGCCTTTCCTAGACTTGAGCAGTTTGACCGCAATCAAAAATTTATCGTTAGACGAGAGATCAAGGTTAGCGGGAAGCTGTTCAAGTACGGGGAAGAATTAGATAAGAATCTTCTCACTACAAGACGTTTGCGCCAAATGTACGAGCAGCGCTTTGTTAGTATGGAGCAATATGCATCCGATGAAGTCTCTAATACTGAGCCGGCTTTTGAACAGTTGCCAACCAGGGCAATTCTTGATTGGCTGAATACTCGCAAGGTCGTCGTTCGTAAAGGGTGGGACCGCGCGAAAATAATTCAGAAAGCGTATAAAACGTTTTACAAGGAACGAGAAGCCCATGGCGTCGCCGCTTGAAAACTTTATACGTGATGAAGTTCATAAGGGCTTTCAAGGAAAGCTTTTAGTCGGGACTTATCGCTATCCAACCGGCGGCAGTTCATTAAATGCTAAAGGTGACATTAGTAACGAGATGTACTTGACGACGACTTGTAACGGGATTGTTGAAAAATATTCTGACTTTATTCGTGCTACAGCTGGCATTCCAGATTCGGACGTTAAAGTATTGATAATTCAAAAGAGTCTGTCAGTTACGCCTCAAAAAGATCACCAAGTTAAATTTAGAGATATTTGGTATCAGTTGCGCTCTGTTGAAAAAGACCCGGCAAACGCAACTTGGGTTATGCGGGCTTTTATTATTCAGGACCCTACAGTATGACTGTTACATGGCGGGGTAATGAAGTGACGCGAGGTCTTAAACAAGCGCTTAATCGAGGCTTGTTTATTGGTGCTAATATTGTCCGTAACGAGATGGTCGCCAAGATCACCAAGGGGCCGAAAACGGGCCGTGTTTATGTACGTCGTGGAATCGAGCATCAAGCTTCCGCGCCTGGTGAACCTCCTGCCTCTGATACGGGACGCTTGGTGAACTCAATTGATGTAGACCAAAATCTTAATGAAATATCTGCGACTATCAACGTTGGGGCAAATTACGCAGCGGCTCTTGAATTCGGTACTGAAAATATGGAGCCGAGACCTTACGCGAGACCGTCTTTAAATGAAAAGTCGGAAAAGGTAGAGGACGCATTAGTTAAAGAATCGCGCCGTTATTTAAACAGGGATGACGCGTAATGTCACTTGACCTTTCAGCACCTTTTTATAGTGCGCTTATAAGTGACAGTGCTATTACGGCATTGCTTGCCGAGTTCTTGACACAGCCCGCTGTTTTCACAAGACGTCCCATTCCTGAAAATGCGCAGTACCCTTTAATTGTGGTCACGCCGAATGTCAGTATTGCCAATGAAGACTTTCTTGTCACTGAATTTCCAGTTGTGGTTTCGGACGTGATTGCATACGGTGAGCAACCAAGCGATTATAGAACAATTGACGCTTTAGGGTACTTGGTAAGGACTAAATTTCACAGAGAGCGCGAATCTTTGTCAGTGTCAGGTTTTCACGTTGTAGATATTGTTGCGTCTGGGCCGCAACCCGCACCAACTGATGACGAAAGACACGTTGGCCGCGTCGTTAGCCTGACAAGCAGATTGCAAAAGCTTTAGAAAAGGGGACTTAGGTTATGGGCGTTAATACAGCAGCAAAGTCAACTATTGCGATTGGTACGACTCTCGCAGCTAGTACAAAGTCAGAGTACGAAGCGGATACCTATAGCGAAGTCGGTGAGGTTGAAGACCTTGGCGAGTTTGGTGATGAAGCGGAAGAAATCACGTTTACCGCTTTGAATGATCGGAGAACTAGAAAATTCAAGGGTTCTTTCAATGCCGGTACGATTACTTGTGTGTCCGGCTTTGATTCTTCGGATGCTGGCCAAGACGCAATGATTTCAGCTTTCGCTGAAGATGATGATTATAACTTCCGCGTACAGCTTAATGATAAGATCACTTCCGGCGGTACGCCGACGACGCTTTACTTTAGGGGTAAAGTGATGAGTAAACAGAAGAACGTTGGCAATGTCAGCAACGTGGTTCGTCAGACATTTGCAATTGGCATTAACTCAGAAATTTTGGAAGTAGCGGCTACATAAAGTGGCTTATCAACCCGTTAAGTACTCACACCAAGCCTGGTCCAGTCTTGCATGGGATCAAGTGGAGCCTTCCAAAGACTCTGACCAAGCGGTCAGGGTCTTTAAGCGTTCAATACGGGTTGTTGAGATTGAATTGTTTTCTTTTTGCAATCGGCGTTGTTGGTTTTGCCCTAATGCGTATATTGATCGCATTACAAAAAATCATTTCATGCCTGATTGGTTGTACTACTCTATTTTGGATCAATTAGGCTCTATTGATTACAATGGTAAGATTAGTTATAGCCGTTACAATGAACCCCTTGCAAACGGACACATTTTACTGGCCTTGAGAGCCGCGCGCGAAAAGGTCCCGAATGCAGAGCTACACACAAACACTAACGGTGATTATCTTACTACAGAATATTTTGCTGATTTGTACGATGCAGGTTTGCGTAGTCTAAAGATTCAAGTTTACCTGCAAAATGAGCAAAGCTATGATCACGAGTTAATTAAAAGCCGCGCAAAACAGAATCTTGATAAGTGGGGTCTGCCTTATAAAGTTACCAGAGACGAGCCGGACAATTGGTACGAATGCAGGTTGACTTATAAAGACATGCGTATTCGTATGTACGGCCGAAATTTTGCGACGCAAGGAACTAATCGCGGCGGCTTGGTCGATATTAAACAAGACTATGTGCGAACGTCACCATGCCTTTTGCCTTTTCAAGCTGTTTACATTGACTATAACGGGAAAGTTGTCCCTTGCTGCAATATTCGCTCAGACGCTCCTGGTCATGAGGACTACGTTCTAGCCGATTTGAGCGAAGAGCCGAATTTATTCGCGGCTTTCTCGAATGAGAGATCAGCAGCATTTCGAAAGTCACTTTTAAACGAGCGTCATAAGCAAGGCTTGTGCGGCAGTTGCTTTTTCGCTTTGCAAAAGGTTACGGATGAGCGGCGCGAAAAAATGCTCATTGTAGCAGGAGACCAAAAATAGCAACGCCTTCATATTTCGCTCAGGGCAGCTTTAAATTTTGGCAGGGCCTCTACCGCTCGCAAGAGGTTTTGCCTGTCCTAAGCAAAGGTCGCGAGGATTTCAATCGTTTTAAAAAGAGTGGAAGCAATGGCAAAAAATAAAGTAGTTCCTGGTTCCGGTAATGTCGAGGTGCATCTAAAAAATGAAACGGTTGTCTTGAAGCCGTCTCTTGAGGCTTGCATCGCAATTTCCAGAATGCATAACTCCATTATTCAGACGGTTGAGCAAATCCGGTCGATGGACTTCGATACGATTGTACGAGTCTTTTGTATTGGTATCGGTGAGCAGCCGAGTAACAAATGGCGCGAAAAAATTTACAGGACTGGCGTTACATCAGTTGCTAGTCCTCTAATTCAATTTGTAACTATCGTTAATAATGGCGGAAAGCCGCCAAGCGAAAATGATGAAGACGATACTATTACAGAAGATACTGAAGGGGATGACGCGGGAAACCAAGTAAAGCCAAGCCAGAAAGCCTAGAGGACTTTTATCTTAAGCTTTTGGAAATTGCCGCCGGTTGGCTTGGCTGGCCTGAAGAACAAGCGATGCGTACAGACGTCAATTACATTCAAGCGGCTTACGCAGGCCGTTGTGATATGTGGCGTAGTATTATAGGCGGAAAAGACGAGCCTGAAAAAGAATCGGTAAAAGTCGATCTAAGGCCTTCTAAAGATAGAATACTCAACTTCGCGCGAACGCACAATGCCTTGCTAAAAGCAGGGAAAATGAAAAAGGTGCATTGATGGTTCAAAAGCTTGGTACAGTTGAAGTTGAGATTAAAGCCCCGTTAGATAAATTTGACCGTTCGCTAGATAAAGCTGAGCAACAGTCAAGGTCTTTTAATCGCAAAGTACAAAGAGACTTGGACAAGACCGAAAGTTCTATGGCGGTTTTGAATAGAACTTCACGTAGAACGGGGCAGCAATTTGCTCAAACGGGCGAACAAGCCGTCAATTTGTCTAGGGGTCGAACGGCTGCTGGCGGTCTTGTTGGTGTTACAACGGGTGCCGTTGCCGCTGAAGCCGCGCTTGACCGGCTTAAAGTTGGTTTGTTGAGTCTTGGGGGTATTGTCGCGGGTGCGGGGATCGCTTTAGGTTTGGGTGCTATTGCAAATAACGCACTTGACGCGGCTGACCAATTTGACAATTTGGCCAAAAGAGCTGATACAGTTGGTTTAAATACTGATTTTTATCAGACACTGCAAGTCGCCGCTGAAGAATCCGGCGTTGCTCAGCAACTTCTAAACTCATCCCTTATTGCATTTGCAAAGCGCGTTGGTGAAGCTAGAGCCGAAACAGGGCCGCTTGCTTCTACTCTTAAAAAGATTGATGAAGAGCTTTTTAATACGCTACAGACGACGAATACGCAAGAGGAAGCTTTCCGCGTACTGGCGCAAGCGATGCAACGAACGGAAAGCGCGTCTGATAAAGCGGCGTTAGCTTCCGCTGCTTTCTCAAGAGCTGGTGTTGATCTTGTTCGTATATTGCGTAGTGGTGAAGCTGGACTTGACGCTACTGCACAAAAAGCGCAAGAGTTGGGCTTGGTTATTGAAGAAGACGTACTTCGCAGTATGGAAGAAGTCAATAATGAATTTGGTCTCGCTACTACACAAATTGACACTAACCTGAAAAGGGCTTTCCTTGATCTTGCGCCAGTGCTGGTTGATATATCTAAAGACATTGCAGAGATTACCAAAAACATTAGGCTATTCATAGACAGTTTTAATGACCTTTCTGAACAATCTGCCTTTACTCTTAGGAATCGAGTGTCAACCATTGGCGACGAAATATCTAGTATTAATAAAGAATTAGAAGTCTTGCAAGGCAATCGTGGTCGTTCTATTGGTCTATTTTCCAGCAATCGGGAAAACGCGTTGCTTGAAAAGCGTAATAAATTACTTGAGGAGCGCGCAAAAGTTGAGACCAGGTTGTTAGAAATAGGTTTCAGGCCGAGACTTGAGCCGACAAGGGGCAAGGTACTTCCTAGTGATAATAAAGAAGATGAGGAAGATGAAAGAGGTATCGCCAGATCGGAAGAGCACACGTCTGAACTCCAGTCACTTAGGC